GTTGCTGGTGCTGGACGAGATTGGTGTCCAGTACGGCACGGACGGCGAGCAGACGATTTTGTTTGATGTGCTGGACAGGCGCTATCGGGATTTGAAGCCGAGCATTTTGCTGACGAATCAAGACAAGGCGGGGTTCAAGCAGTACATCGGGGAGCGGGTTTTTGACCGGTTGACGGAAACGTCCAAATGGGTTGCGTTTGACTGGCAAAGTTATCGGGCTACTGCGAGGCGGGAGGCGGCGTGAGCATCGCAGCCAAAGCTCAGAGAGACCCGGCAGTAGCCGAGGCGTACTGGCGCGAACGGTCCGCTTTTGACGCTGCTTACGAGGCAGCGCAGATGGTGCGCGACTTGCCCAGGACGGCTTCGCTGAAGATGGGCCGCGCCAAGCGCGCTTGGGCGAGCCAGAAAAGGCGCGAGTGGCTGGCTGCCAAGGAGCGGCTGCGGGTGATGGTGGGGGCTGAATGATTGAGATAACGCTGCCCTGGCCGCCCACCGTGAACACCTACTACAGGGCTTTCAAAGGTCGAACGCTGATCAGCGAAAGAGGGCGTCAGTACGCGCGCGCCGTTGCTGAGCAGGTGCTGATTCAGTGTGCCGCAAAAATGTATTCCGGCCGCCTGGAGGTGCGCATCGAAGCCTACCCGCCTGACAAGCGCTGCAGGGATCTGGATAATCTTTTCAAGGGGCTGCTCGACAGTCTGACAAAGGCCGGGGTGTGGGTCGATGATGGCCAGATTGATCATTGGTCAATCATCAGGATGCCGGTGGGCGGGGTGGTCAAGGTGGAGGTACGTGCACTATGAACGGCTGCTACAACCGACACCCCAAAAGCGGCAAGCAAATCCTGAACAAGCCGCTTTGCGTTGATGACTTTGGAAACCTTGTGTACCGCTGCCTGTACACAAAAAAACCAGTCGCTACCGATGCTTGCATTTTTATCGGGGCCTGCATCCCCCAAGTAAGCGGCACCTTTGTTTGCGCGCCGGATGCGTGGCCCGCATTCCGAGCGTCAAAAGCGTGCTTTGACCAATGGGATGCCAATTGCAACACTTGCAGCAATTTGGTGCGCCACAAGCAAGACAAATGCAAAGCCGGTTTTATGTCGGGCAAGTGTTACCAGGGTGAGCGCAAATTCCACCCTGGCGACCATATGGGCATGGCTTGCTGGAGTGCGCGCACGTGAGCGACCTGATGATGCAAGCCACCCTGATCGAGCCGCAACAGGCCCACGGCGTGCTATCGGGCCAGATTTGGCCTTGGGCAAAGAACATGCTGATGGCCGGCCACCGCCTGGACGTAGAGGTGCGACTGCACGAAGACACCAAGACCGATGCGCAGCGCAAGTATTACCACGGCGTCGTTTTGACCGAGATTGCCAAACAGGCGCGCGTAAACGGGCAGCGCTTCCCGCTGGCAGTTTGGAAAGAGCATTTTCGCGCGGAGTACCTAGGCTTTAAGACCGTGACTGCAGTCAACCCGATGACCGGTAAAAAGCACCGTCGCCGGGTTCGCAAGTCCACCGAAGACCTGGGCGTGAAGGCGTATGCCACATTGATTGAGCGCGTGACCGCTTTTGCGTGCACGGACTTGGGCGTTGAATTCCCGGCACGCGTTGATCCCGAGACCGGGGAAATCTTGCACTGACACTAGCCATGCATTCCAAAAACGCCAAGACCATCACAGCAGCCGAGCGCCGACACCTGGCGCGCGTCAAGTCGCTGCCGTGCAGTGTATGCAGCCACCCCGGTCCAAGCGACGCGCATCACATCGAGCAGGGCGCGCACTTTGCAACGGTGGCGCTTTGCCCGGACTGTCACCGAGGCCCGTTGCTTGGATGGCATGGACAAAAAAGGGGCTGGCTGGTGCGCAAGATGAACGAGGTTGATGCCCTAAACGTGACCGTGCAGAGATTGATGGAGTCCAGCTGATGGGTATACCGTTGCGAAAAAATGTAGACGACGTATCGGCCAGGCTGGACGAGCTGCTGGTGATGTGGCACGAGCACAGGTCGAGCTACAAACTGGCGCGCGGCTATGCCGGCCAAGACGCGACATGCCGAGATTTCCGAGCGCCGACGCATTGGGACTGGCACAACGGGGCAGCGCAGGCGAGGGCGGATAGCTTGGAGGTCGCCGCGGTGGATGCAGCCATGGAGCGGGTGCCCAATACGCCGCAGCGCTGGCACACCGCTTTGGCCTTTGAGGCGCGCAACTTGTCCACTGGAAATCGGGTTTGGTCGTCGCCCGTGCTGCCAAAAGGCGAGGAACTGGAGGTACTGGTGCTGGAGGCGCGGAACCGGCTTTTGGTCGAATTAAATCGAGCGGGGGTGATGGGATGCTAGAGAAACAAGGCGAATCAAAGCATTGCATCAGTCGCGGCTGGGTGCGGTACTACGGCACGGATTGGATTCCAGAGCATGTTTGGTGGACGCTTCGGATCAAGGGATTCAAATAACCGCCCGCGGGGTGAAATTTGAGGACGAAGGTTGACAAGCCAATAAAAAATAGTGTCTAATGTCGACGTGGGGATAAGCACGCCCCAACAAACCAAAGCCACCCAAACCCGGTGGCTTTTTTTATTTCCGATTCCATCCTCGCCCGTTTGACCGACTGCCGCTCCCATATTGCAGATTCGGAAGATCAAGATGGACCCTCGCAGCGCCCAGGGGTATATAGGCCTGCCCCGTGAAGCCCCCGGCAATAGCTCCCCGCCCGGGGACGCCGGGGGCGTAGCGGCCAAAACAAAAAGACTCAGTTGGATTTGCCCGCCAGGTTTGCTCCCGGCGGGCTTTTTTTTGGACACCACATGGCCGAACCTACAACGTCAGCGGCGGGCATCAGCATCGTTGCGCTGGCTATTGCGCTGCTCGGCCCTTTGGCCGGCCCGTATGCGCTGATTTTCTTTGCCGCCCTGGCGGGCAGCCTATGGCCGCTGAGTGCGGCGGCAACGGCAACGCGCGTAGACGGGGCCTGGCTGGTGCTGCGCTGCACGCTGACAAGTGTGGTGCTGACCGGTGGCGCCGCAGCCTGGCTGCAAAGCGAATACAAGATCCAGGTCGATGAATCGATCGGTCCGGTGGCCTTCGCCTTCGGCGCGCTGGGCAACGGCTGGCGCACGGTGATCGATGCTCTAGCCGATGCTTTGTCATCCGCCCTCAAATACTTTGGAGGCCGCGCATGATCGAGGCCCACGTCATCCTCTGCTTGGCCCTTTTCTACTCTGTCTTTTGCCGCTGCGTGCGGATGGATGTCAGCACCCACCGACCGATACGCCTAGTGCTGTGGATGCTGGGCACCGTGGCAGCAATAGGCCTGGCCGCGCCGCTGCACTGGCCGCACTGGACGCCGGACTTCTTCTCGCTGGCCCTGTTGGCCAGTGTGACGGCGATGCAAATGGTGACCGCCCACTATTGGAGCAAAAGCCTTCCACCGGCTTTTACGCAGGCCGATAGGCCGCACGTCGGATTCTTCTCAAGGGGCGGCCCATGAAGCTGACTTTGAAGCGCCGCCCAAGCCGCGCCGAGGCAACGGTGGGTGATTTGTACATTGGCGAACAGCACGTTTGCTTCACGCTGGAAGACGTGGTTCGCGAGATCCCGGGCGTGCCGGTCGAAAAATGGAAGGTCAAGGGCAAGACCGCAATACCGGCAGGCACTTACCGCGTGACGCTGGAGACGAGCCCCAAGTACGGACCGGACTGTCTGACTGTGTGCGATGTGCCCGGCTATCAGTACATCCGCATGCATGCCGGCAATACCAGCGCGGACACGGAAGGCTGCATTTTGCTGGGCTTGCAGGCAACTGAGACAACGCTGGTAGGTGGCAGCAGCCGCCCGGCTGTGGCCATGGTGCGAACGCTGGTGGCCAACGCGCTAAAGCGGGGTGAGGCCGTGAACATTGAGGTGCAAAACGCATGATCGCCTTGCTGGCGCAACTGGCCAACCCGCGCTTGTGGGCATCGCTGGCCATCGCCGCCGTATTGGCTTGGACCCATTGGCAGGCATACGACATGGGCCGCGCACACGTGCAAAGCGCCTGGGATGCCGACAAGCTGCAGACCGCCCAACAGACGCTGCGGCTAATCGAGCGCCGCGACCGCGCCACCCAAGACCTGCAGGACACCGCCGACGCACAAAGGAGAGCTAAAAATGCGCGCATTTCTACCCTTGACGCTGATCTTGCTGCTGCTCTTAGGCGGCTGTCAGACCGTCCCGACCGTCCCGCCGAGCGCACAAGTGATGTGCCCGCGCCTGCCCCTGCTGAACCAGGAGCCCGCTGTACTGGAGCCGAGCTTTACCGATCAGATGCAGAATTTCTTATCCGGGAGGCTGCCCGAGCAGAGCGAGTTGTTGCCGCCCTGGCCGAGTGCCAGGCTGCCTATGGTCGGGCCAGAGAAGCCTTGAGATAGCATGGCCGCGCGGAAAACAGGCAAACCCGGCGCTTCAAAGTCGCTGGAGGGTAATCCGACACGGCGGCGGGCCGATTGGGAGGCCATTGAGCGCGATTACCGAACCGGCAAGTACACGCTGCGCGAGCTGGAAGCAAAGCACGGTGTATTTAACTCTTCGATAGCTCGCAAGGCAAAAGAATGCGAGTGGAGCAAAGACCTAAGCGCCGCCATACGGCAGGCGACCAATGCAAAGCTTGATAGCGCTCTCGTTAGCACCATTGCTAACCAAAACGCACAAGACGTTAGCATTACGATAGCAGCGGCTGCCGCAGCCAGTGCCGACGTCATCCTGGGGCACAGAAAAGGATTGCAACGTATTGCAGCGATCAAGTCAAAGATGCTTGATCAGATTGAGCAAGCGGCGCAAAACATGCCTGACTTGACCGCAGTGATTGAAATGGTTCGAAGCCCAGACGACAAAGGCATTGATCGCGCGAATGACGCGCTAAAGAAAGCCATGGGCCGATCTGCTTTGGTGGACGACCTAAAAAAGCTGGCGGACGTTGATGAAAAGGTGCGCAGTGGTGAACGCATTGCTTACAAGCTTGACGATGACGGCGTAGGCAAAGGCAGTGCGCCTAGCGCAAGCTTGTCGGATACCGAGCGCGCTGTCCGGCTGGCGGCGATGCTGGCAAAGGTGCAAGACCGATGACGGCTGCGGCCTTGGTCGACGTCATCGCAAAGATGACGCCAGCAGAAAAAGCAGAGCTGGATGAATTGCTTACCGCTGGTCTGCCGCTTTGGATTCCGCAAGAGGGGCCGCAGCGCATGGCTTTTGAGTCTGAGGCCGACATTCTTTTTTATGGCGGCGCGGCCGGCGGTGGCAAGACGGATCTGTTGCTGGGTCTGTGCCTGACAAGCCAAGAGCACAGCATCATTTTTAGGCGTGAATCAGTGCAGCTTATCGGCATTGAAGAGCGCATGACCAAAATCACCGGCACGCGACAGGGCTACAACAGCACGACGGGCGTGTGGCGCCTGCCTGGTGAGCGGGTGATGGAGCTGGGCAGCGTCAAAGAGCCTGACGATTGGATGAAATACCAAGGCCGCCCGCACGACTTGAAGGCGTTTGACGAGATCACACACTTTTTGGAGACGCAGTTCCGCACGTTGATAGGCTGGCTGCGCTCCGACAACCCAAACATCCGCCAGCGCGTGGTGTGTGCAGGCAACCCACCAACATCAAGCGATGGCCAGTGGGTAAAGAAGTTTTGGGCACCATGGTTAGACCCCATGCACCCCAACAAAGCCAAGCCGGGCGAGCTGCGCTGGTATGTGAGCGATGCAACCGGCGAAGACCTAGAGGTGCCCAGCGGTGAGCCTGTAAAAGTGGGCAATGACTGGGTAAAGCCAAAAAGCCGGACGTTCATCCCGTCAAGCGTTGATGACAACCTTTTCCTGAGTAGCACGGGCTACAAGGCTACGTTGCAGAGCTTGCCCGAGCCGCTACGCAGTCAGATGCTGCGCGGCGACTTTATGGCCGGCAGTGCAGATCCGGTTTGGCAAGTCATACCGACGGAGTGGGTCAAGGCGGCAATGGCACGATGGCAACCGCTTGAGAACAAAGGTCCAATGACATCAATTGGCCTGGACGTGGCGCGCGGTGGATTGGACAAGACGACTGCCGCCCCGCGCTACGGGCGCTGGTTTGACAAGCTGGTGACGTGCCCAGGAATCATGACAAACGACGGACCTAAAGCCGCGGGCTTTGTGGCCCCGCTGGTGCGCAACGGCGCGCCCGTGGTGGTGGATTCAATCGGAATTGGCGCTTCGGCGCTGGACTTTATTCGTGGCCTGCGCATGCGGGTGCATCCGTTTGTGGGGTCTGAAGCAAGCAAGTCTGCCGATATCAATGGCGCGCTGAGATTTCGGAACAAACGCGCGGAGACGTATTGGCGCTTGCGCGAGGCGCTTGACCCAACAAACCCAGAGCCCATATCTTTGCCGCCCGATGAAGAGTTGTCTGGCGATCTATGTGCCGCGCGCTACAAGGTGGTGACGATGGGTATCTATGCGGGCATTCAGATTGTAGACAAAGACGAGATTCGCAAAGTGCTTGGCCGCTCGCCCGACAAAGGCGATGCGGTGACCATGACTTTTGATGATGCCGTGCCGCCTGCCGGGCTTGGCGACGATGCGGCCGCATGGCGCAAAAAACGAGGTCTTGCATGAAACCAACCAAGCAGTATGACGACCGCGCAAGCGACCCGTCGCGCGACTTTGCTGGAGCCGGTGCATTTAGTCAGCACGCCCTGGAGCGGATGCTGCGCGACTGCTATGCGCAGCCCTCGTGGCGCATCCGCGCTGCAATTTGCGCCGCTTATTACGATGGCAACCAGCTTACCGAGCTGCAACGCCACAAAATTCGGCAAGAGGATCTGGACGAGCGGGTGATGAACCTGATTCGTCCAGTGATCAATTCGGTATTAGGCCAAGAGGCCAAAAGCCGAACGGACGTGAAAGTTGAGGCAGACGACGAAGAGCATGCCGATGTCGCAGAGGTGATCAGCGCAAAACTAAAAGAAGCTGAGCGTGAAACGCGCGCGCACATGGCAGTGTCTGAGGCATACGCTTCCGGGGTAAAAAAAGGCTTGGGCTGGGTACACGTCAGCAAAAATAGCGACCCGCTGGATTACGCTTACCGTGTGGAAAGCGTGCCGATTGATGAAATCTGGTGGGATTGGCACGGCCAGCGCGGGCCAACACTGCTTGCCGGGTGCCGCTGGCTGGTGCGCAAACGCTTCATTGACTTGGACGAGCTGGAAGCCGTTATGCCGGAGCATAAGGAAGTGCTAAAGCAAAGTATTGCTGGATGGGCCGACTACACGGGAACGACAGGGAATTTTCTGGGGCAGCCCGAAGAAATTCACTTGACGACCGGCATGATGAACAACGCATTTGATAACGAGCGCCGGTTCGGTTTGACAATTAGCCGCCGCGACTGGGTGGACAGCGCTCGCAAGATGATTGCGATGTTTGAAGTCTGGTACCGCGTACCCGCTACGGTCGCAGTGCTACACATGAGCCCGACCAGGCGGATTGAGTACAACCCAAAAGACCCGCGTCACGTAGAGGCTGTGTCGCGCGGACTGGTCAAAGTGACCAAGGGCATTACGTCGCAAGTGCGCCGCGCTTTGTACGCGGGACCGCACCGGCTGTTGGACGAAGGTACAACCAAGCGCAATTTCCCGTATTACCCGTTCTTTGCGTTTCGCGACGACGGCGACAAGAGTCCGTATGGCTTGATTGACGGGATGATTGCGCCGCAAGACGAATACACCGAGCGCCGGTTGCGAATTCAATGGATGCTTAAGGCGCGTCAAATCGAGTTTGATAACGACGCGCTAGACACGACTTTCAACAAAATTGAAGACGTGGCAGATTTGATCATGCGCCCGGATTTTGCAATCATTACCAATCCAAATCGCATGAATAAAAACGGCCCAGCCGTCAAAGTGCGCAATGAATTGAGCATGCAGCCCGAACAGTTCACGGTCATGGCTGACAGCAAGCAGCTGATTCAAGATACGGCAGGGCGCTATGCCAGCCAGATGGGCAATCGCCCGGCAGGCGTGACATCAGGTATTGCCAACAGCATCCTGGTGGAGCAGGGTGAGCAAAGCATGGGCGAGATGAACGACAATTACATTTACTGCCGGCGCAGCACTTTTGAGGGCCTAGTGGACGAAATTGTGAGCGACCACAAAGAAGAGCGCATGCAAGTATTTATCGGAGCGGGTAAGTCGCGCCGAGTGGTAGTTCTTAACGACTGGGATCCACAAGGCATGCCAGTCAACCGGGTTGAAGACGCAGCTATCAGCACCGGACTGGCAGAGACGCCAAACACACCGGCCGCTCGCCAGCAGACGCAGCAGCAGGTCTCCACAATCATTCAAGCGCTTGGCAACAATCCGCAGGCAGTAGCGATTCTTGCCCCGGCATACATTGAAAGCACCTCGCTTCCCAACCGCCAAGAAGTGGCAGACAGTTTGCGCAAAGCATCGGGTCTGCCCACGCCCGGAGACAAGAACGGCCAAGCCCAAGCCGACGACATGCAGCAAAAGCAGATTGAGCAAAAGATGCAGCAAGAAAAACAAGCCGCAGCCGCCAAGGTAGATGTGGATGTGGCCAACGCAGAACGCCACCGCGCCGCCGCGCGTTTGGCTGATGCGCAAGCCAAGCTGGTTGAGCAGCGTGAACGTGCCGGAGAAGGTGCAGCCAATGTAGACGAAACCGTGGCGCGTACTCAGCACTTGGAAAACCAAGCAGCCAATGAGGACAACATGATTAACCAGGCGCTTCAAGAAGCTGCCGCCTAACAGCCAAACACCTAAACGACAGACCGCCCACCGAGGCGGTTTTTTTACGTCCCAAGTTTTTCAAGCCGCTCCCTAGACCGCCGCGCTGGGGAGTGCGTACACAGCGGCAGCCACGGATTGCTAGTCGTCAAAGCAATGCGTGTGTACCTCATGACGGTGGCCATAGGCCTCGGTGACCGACCGCAAACGGCAAGGAGTACAGAGTGGAAATTGACAACAGCGCCATGTTCGACAAGGACGAGCAAACTATCTTGAGCGCGCTAGTGCCAGATGAAGGCAGTGAAGGAGCCGGTGACCCCGCGGTTCAGCCAGCCAACGCCACTGCACCAGCAGCAGATACCGGAAGCAGCGCTCCAGCGCAGCCCGCTAGTGCTTCGGATCAAGAAGCCAAGCCAACAGACCCAGCCAGCGCAGAGCCCGCACCGCCCCAGGGCGACACCCGTGCCGCTTTGCGCGCATCACGACGCGCCGAAAAGCGCTTGCGTGACCAACTGGATAAGTTGCAGGCTGAAAACGAGGCTCTTCGGCAAGGCAAGCCTGCGTCAGCGGTGGATACATCCATCACCGACGAAGAGCTTGCAACGCTGGAAGAGGACTTCCCCCTGCAGGCCAAGATTGTTCGCCAGCAGCGCGCCCTTCAAGAGCAGTTAGCCGCCAACGCAGCAAGCCAATCAACACCGACCGCAACAGACGAGTTTGAGCCACTGGTTTACGACCCGGCAGTGCAAGAGGTGATTGACGGCGTGCCGGAGCTGGTAGCTTGGCAGTACGACCCGACAGCGCAGGACAAATTCCTGCGAGCCATTGAGTACGACAAGGCATTGGCCGTTGATCCGGATTGGAAAGACCGAAACGTCTCCGACCGCTTCACCGAGGCCGCGCGCCGTGCCAAGGCAGCACTTTCCACCGCTCCTTTAGACGCTGCACCCGCAGCACCGCCCCGTCAAGACCCCGCCACCGTAATTGCCAACGCACAGGTTCAAGGACCCAAAGGCATTAGCGATTTCCGGGGCGGGGCACCAGCAACACCACCCAGCAACAACTATTCCGGGATGACGGACGAGCAAATCATGGCGTCCCTTCCGGCTAGTTGACCTGGGAAATTTCTTTACTTAGGAGTTTTTCATGTCCACGACATCCGTACCCCGTGGTAGTGCGCTTGCCAACAAGCAATTTTCCAAAGCATTGTCAGCAATGGCAGTGCGCGCACCCACACCAATCCAAGCCTTAACTGGCCCCATGTCCACTGAGGACAGCGCAATGCGCAAACTCAAGCAGCAAACCACCAACGATATGCCTATCGTGCGCGTGGATGAGCTGTCCAAAGGCCCGGGCGACGTTGTGCAGGTTGACTGCGCACACGTGGTCAAACTGCGTGCAGTGATGGGCGACCGCAACGCCGAGGGCATGGGCTCCGCGTTGAAATACAGCACCAAAGACATCATTTTGGACATGGCCACCCTCCCGGTGTCCGCTGGCGGCAAGATGACTCAGCAGCGCACGCCTCACAGCATGCGCCTGAACGCCTTGGCGCAACTCAAGCGCGGTATTCCTGCCTTCCGGTGGCAGCGTATCCTGACGTTGCTGGCAGGCTCGCGCGGTAAGCAAGACGGCACCGACTGGGTTCTGCCTTTGGCAACCGACCCCGAGTTTGCTGAAATGCTGGTCAACGCACTCAAAGCGCCAACGTACAACCGTCACTTTGTGGTCAACGGCACGTCGCTGACCCAAGGCGGCGCGCAATTGGCATCTGTGGCAACCACGGACAAGCTGGTGTTGTCACACATTGACGAGCTGGCCGCCCTGTGGGATGAAATGACCATCAAGATGGCGCCTATTCAGGTGCCAGGCGATCCGGCCGCCGGAGATGACCCCATCAAGGGCATTCTTATGGTTGATCCGCTGGTTTGGGATGCAATGATCACGGACACAACGTCTGGGAACAACATCCGCACGTTTGAGACCAACGCCATGAAACGTGCCGAATACGGCAACTTGCGCGCCCATCCGCTGTTTTCTGGATCTCCAATCCTGTGGAACGGCATTTTGGTGCGCAAGATGCAGTTTGGCATTCGCCAAGACGCCGGCGACTCAATGAACATCGTCACAGCGGCAAACCGCTTGACGGCTACTGAGTCCACGGTGACTGTTGCGTCTGGTTTGTCCACCACCCACCAGGTGGCTCGCTCGGTGTTTTTGAGTGCGCAGGCTTTGGCCATGGTCTCTGGCGCCAACCAAACCAGCGAAGAAACCTACTCGCTGCTGGAAGGTCGCACCAACTTCGAGCGAAACCTCGAGCTGGCCGGCGAAATCATGGGCACCGAAGAGAAGCTGCGCTGGGCACTGCCCAACTCCAGCGGCGACTTGGAGATGACCGACTTCGGCGTGGCGGTGATTGACAGCGTGGTGAAAAAGCGCTCGGTCTAAGCAAAGGCGGGGCCTTGTGCCCCGCTTCTTTGGGCTATGCCCATCAATTTTTATTCATTTTTTAGGAGCCAATCATGGCAAGTATTAAAGCTCAGCGCGCCGCCGCGCCCAAATTCATGGACATCGACGGCTGCGCCTATTTCGAAACCGACAAAGTGGTGTTGGGCTCTGGTCAAGGCGGCACTCCAGCCGCTTCAGATACCTTGGATTTCACCATTCCGGCGGGAGCCAAAGTGTGCGATCTGGCGTTTGTTTTGGACGACTGCGACACGGGCACTGCGTTTGTGTTTGGCATTGGCTATCGCCCTGTTTCCTCGGCCAGTTCGCTAACCGCAAGCGCAACCTACTTCGCTGCAGCTGGTCAAACCATTGGCCAAACGGGCGGACGCTTGCAATGCACCTTCAAGCCAATCACGTTTGAAGAGGACGTGTACATCCAGGTAGTGGTGGGCACTGCGCCTGGCGGTATTTCGGGTAACCCCGAGGTGCACATGATCGCTGGCTACACCTGCCAAGGTCCGAAGTAAGCATTACCGCGGCTGCGCGGTTTGCAGCAACTCAAAAGGGCTGGCCTGTGACGGGCTGGCCCTTTTCTTTGGAGATTCCCCCATGAAAATCAAATACGTAGGCGTCAAGGTGGACGGAGAAACAGCATTTGCGCACTTGAGCGGTGTTGCTCTTTGGATGGATGGCGACGAGTATGAAATCAAAGACGACGTAGCCAAGCGCATGTTGCAGCATCCGGATGTTTTTGCATTGGCCGACAAGCAAGAGCCCGACACCCAAACCACAACCCAAACCACAACCCAAACCGCTGACACTACCAGCCTGACACTGACCCCCGGCGCAGAAGTTAAAGCCCCCGAGTCCACCGAACCCAAGGATCCCGCAGAACCCGTGGCATCCATCACGGTCGAGGGCAAGGTAATCGTGCTCGACGGCTTGGGCAAAGACGAGCTGCATGACCTGGCCAAGCGCCTGGGCGTGGCCGTTCACCATGCCAGCGGCCCAGACAAGGTGATCGCGGCTTTGCAGGCTGCATTCCCGGCTACCGCCGAGTAAGCCATGCAAAAGTTCTCCGAGTACCTGCTAGACGGCTCGGGAAACCCGATTACGACTGCGGACATCGCGGTCTATTACTTTGGCACAACCACGCTTGCGCCGCTGTTTGCAACGGCGACCGGCGTGGCAATTGCCAATCCGATTACAAGCCAGCTCAGCACTGGCCTGTTCGAGTTTTACGCGGCGGACGGCAAGTACACGTTGGCCATTTCTGAGCCAGGGTATCAGCCGCGCTCGCTGACAGTTGAAATCATCAACGACCAGAACCCGGTTTATTCGACCCTGAGCGGCGCATACCAGGCCGTGCGCTCGATTGAATTTAACCCCGCGCAAACTGCGCTGCGGATCACGCACGGGGTTGATGCAACTGTTGCCGAAGTGCCTTTGATGGATAACCAAGGGCCGATTCATTCGACAGCAACCGGCGTTTACCAAAACGTCAAGTCTCTGGAATTTAACCCCGCGCAAACTGCGCTGCGGGTGACTTACGGCGATACGCCAACTGTGGCCGAAGTGCCAATTTCTGATGACAACCCGGTAAATCAAGTCATCGCCATAGCTTGCAGCAATGAAACCACGCCCTTGGATGTGGGAGCGGCCAAAGTTACCTTTCGCACGCCGTTTGCTTTCAAGCTGACGGGCATTCGTGCCAGCGTCACCACGGCCCCGACCGGCGCGGCGTTGATTGCCGATGTCAAGTCAAACGGCACCACGCTTATGGCGGCCAACAAATTGCGCATTGACGCAAGCACCAAGTCAACGGTAGCAGCCGCAGCACAGCCCACGCTGACAACCACTGCGCTAAGCAGCGACGCCGAAATCACCATTGACATCACCCAAGTCGGCGGTACGGTTGCCGGAGCGGGCCTAAAGGTTTATTTGATTGGATATCCAGCATGATGCTGAATCCGTACCGGTTTGGTGGCGGCGCGGTAGACCCGTATTACGCCAGCGTCAGCATGCTGCTGCATTTCGAGGGCACCAACACCAGCACCACCATCACAGACAGCAGCCCCATCGCTCTACAGTGGACTGCGGTCGGCGACGCGGCCATCAGCACCACCCGCAGCAAGTTCGGCAACAGCAGCCTGCGCCTGAATGGCGCGGGCTATGTGCGGCCTGCGGATATGGCGGTGGCCGATCCGTATTTTGATCTGGGCACCGGCGCGTGGACGCTGGATATGCAGGTGTGGCTGGACAATACAAGTGGGGTGCAGACGGTTTACAGCCGCACAACTCCCAAGCCAAGCATTCTGTTGCTTAACGGTAACGGTACCAATGGGTCTACCGCCATTGCCGACAAGTCTGGCAGCGGTACGGCGGTGCAGCTTTATGGTGATACCAAGCTGAGCAACACGGTGACGTTTTTTAATACCTGCTCCATTTATTTGGACGGTACGGGCGATTGCGTGCGCATTCCGGCCAGTGCAGCTAACAATATCGGATTGCAGGATTTTACTTTTGCGGCGTGGGTTTACTTGCAAACCTATGGCAATGGCTATACCAATTTGCTATCCGCTTTTGAGACAGCATCCGGCGGACCAACGCAGATTCCGTTGCTGTTGCGAACTGATGGAAGACCTTGGTTTTATCAAGATGGCGGCAGTGGTTGGTTGGATTCAAGCATTGCCATTCCACTCAACACGAAGACCTATTTTGAAATCGGTTCAAAAATAATTGGAGCCCAACGCTGGTGGTATCTGTTTGTCAATGGCCAATTGGCCGGCAGTGCAGCGACTGCTGCAACAAGCATTCTCAATCGCGATTTTTACGTTGGAGGCCATAAAGATTTTTATCACGGCTCACTGCGTGGCTATTTTGACGATGTGGAGCTGCTGGTAGGCACCTGCCGCCATACCACGGCCTACACCGTGCCCACTGCAGCAGCCGCAAAGGGGGGGGCGAAGTTGGCGCTGGAATTGCAAGGCGGCGGCCCGGCGCTGGTGTTGCGTAATGCGGCGGGGGTGGCGACTACGGTAGCAAACATGACTGTTACTTACAGCACCGCCGTAACCCAATTGCGCTTGGTTGGCACCACCGGCAATTATTACGGCAGCGCCATCCATCCATCGGGCGCATTTATTTGCGTTGCAGTGCAAAACCTCAACAAAATTGAATGCTATTCCATTGCATCAGACGGAGCGCTGGCTTTAGTTAGCTCCATCACGGTAGATTCAAGCCCTTGGATTTTGGCGTTTCACCCTAACGGAAACTATTTATATTGCACATGCAATGGCGCAAATACTATCAATAAAATAGATTTTAGTAGCGCTGGAGCATTATCGAATAAATCATCTTATGCCGGATTTTCTGGTGCTTTGGGCCTAGGCATTACAAGCAATGGATATTTGTTTGTTGCGAATCGAAATGCAAATACAGTTTCAATGTGTTCTATTGACGCAGCGGGTGTGCCTACTAAATTAAATGATTATGCGACAGGTGATGGCAATTATAAATTGTGTGTAAGCCCTGATAACTTAAACGTCTACGTTGCAAATTATGGCAACGGAAGCATTAGTCAATATCAAATCAGCGGCGCAACCTTGGTTTCTTTGGGTACTGTTTCTGGCGCACAGCCTGATACGGTGGCCATTCACCCCAATGGAAAATACTTGTATTCTGGAAATGATAGCTCAAACGTCATCAGCACATATTCTCGTGATTTGACTTTGCGCCCTACGGGTGCGCTGGTAAAAATCAATGACTTATTAAATACCGCAAATAATGCAAACGAAGCCATTGTTTCGCCCGACGGCAATAGTTTATATGTTGCTTGTTGGGGCAATGGATTATATAGATACAGTATCAATCAAACGACCGGATTACCTACATTTGACGGGCAAACAACCGCTTTAGGTACGGTGCGAAATGTTACTGTGTCGCTTGATAATAAATATGTTTTTATTTCGTCGCTAGATTCAAAACTGTATGAATTTGCGCGCAGTTTTACCTCGGTCAATAACTCGCCCCTAACCCCCGCCACCTGGACCCAAATAACGGCCCGCCGCAGCGTCAGCAACGGCATAGGCACCGTCACCCTGGACGTAGCCGGTACCACCGTGGCCACCGGAACTTTCAGCGACGCGCTGGACTTTGCCGCTACCGACGTGGTGACTATCGGCGCGCAACTGGTCAGCGGCAGCGCCAGCCAGTTTTTTACCGGCAACATTGATGAGGCGCGGCTGACCAAAAACGTGGCGCGTGCAAGCGCGGTGCAGACTGCGGCGTGGCCGGATGCGGCCAGCTGAAGCAATTTTTAAGAAAGGGTTGATCTATGTCCATCATCCTAATCCCCGAAGCCAGCAACGGCGCAAAAACCGTAGCCGACGTGCTGACCTCATCAGACGGCACGCTGAGCGACAAGGATAGAACCGCATACCCGCAGTCCGAGCGCATTGGGTTTATCAACGATGCCCTGCAAACGATTCGCAACATGCGCCCCGACATCTTTGTGGGCCAATTTAATGACGCCCTAACGGTTGCCAACACGACGGATGTGTTGCCGATCGACAACCAGTTCTTTCGGCCTGTCGTGGACTACGTGATTGCACGCTGCGAGTCCAAGGACGAGGCCCATGTGGTGAGCGGGCGCGCTGACCTGATGGCCAAACTGATGACGGGGTACTTGGGATGAGCAGCTTTTCGGCTTACTACGATCACCTGATGCCCGATCTGCCGGGCTGTACCAAGGCTTTGCTTGACGTGCACTTGCTGCGCGTGGCCCGCGACTTTTGCAGCAAGACCGGCATCTGGCGGCAGGAGTTGACGGCTGTGAACCTGGTTGCTACGCAAGCGACTTACACGCTGACAACACCCTCAAGCAGCGCGCTGGTGCGCGTGGTGCGCCTTACGGTGGCTGACGAGCTGCTGTGGCTAGACGGCGAAGATGACAACAACGAATACCCCAAATACGAGCGCAACAAACCGCCCTTTAGCCTGAGCAACGACCTGACGCAGATCACGCTGATTGCCGACGAAACACCTGCAGCCAGTTTGGCCCTGGGTCTGAAAACCACGGCCACGCTGCAACCCAGCACAACGGCAATAACATTACCCGACTTCTTGCTCAGCCAGCACATGGAAGCAATCAAGGCCGGCACGCTGTCTGGCCTGATGAAGATGATGAAGAAGCCCTGGAGTAACCCGGGTCTGTCGGGCGAGTACCGCAACGAATGGAACACGCTGACCAACCGCGCTGCGTACCAGGCGCAGGTGGGGAACACGGGAAAGCTGCTGCGCGTCAAAAAATGGGGCTAATCCCCCGAGTGCCCTTGATTGTCTTGAAGGATTTCCACTATGGCTCAAAAGTTTGCTAACGCCGCTCGATCTGCTCTGATCGCGGACATCGGGCCTACCGATACCTCGCTTTCTATCGGGTCAAGTGCAGCCGACTTGTTTCCTGTTGCCAACACGGGCACAAGTGCGGTGGGCACGGTGGGCAAGGACTGGTTCAAGGGAGTGCTGGAAGACGCTGATCACAATATTGAGATTGTCTATGTGCGCACCCGGCAACTAGGGTCGCCTGGCATGAGCAACGTGCTGCGCGGGCAAGAGGGCACGACCGCGCGGCTTTTTGCGGCGGGCTCGATTGTGGGCTTGCGACACACGGCGGCTGACTTGGGCGACGCCATTTCTTTTGCCAGCAGCGCGTCGTCTTTCTGGCGGACGCTGGTCGGGTACACCACGGCTGCGGCAAGTCGGATGCAGCTTGGAATTTCAAGTGTGGGGAATGACTTGTTTACGGCGGTGGATGCGGCTGCGGCGCGCAATGCCATTGGTGTGACAGCAACCAGCAGCATATTGGATGCGATGTATCCAATCGGCTCACTTTACATAAACGCAGAGGTGGCTACGAACCCCGCGACTTTGCTGGGGTTTGGCACCTGGGCGGCGTTTGGCGCGGGGAAGGTCCCGGTTGGTTTTGATAGTCAAAACACGCTGTTTAACGCGGCGGGCAAGACAGGGGGATCGGCGGATGCGGCGGTAGTAAGTCACAGCCACACTGCAACGGTGACAGACCCCGGGCACTCTCACATTGCGGCTCAACCATATTTGAGTAGCACTTACGCAAATGGCGGAAGTTATGCGGGGCAGGGCGATAGCCGCGCAACAGGCTCGGCAACGACTGGCATCAGTGTATCGGTCGGCAATACCGGGACAAGCGGTGCCAATGCCAATTACCAGCCCTTTATCACGGTTTATATGTGGAAACGCACGAGTTAACAAACGTTTTTTTGGAGCATCAAAATGGATTACAAAATTGTCTCGGCGGATGCAGAGCAAGGAAACATTGTTGTGCAGTTTTCGCATGTAGGCATGGACGACATCATGACGATGATTGAAGTGCCAATTGAAAACAATGCGTTTGTCTCAGGCGATGCGCTGGAGGCTGCAATTCAAAGCCACGCGCCAATTTGGCTGCTAGAGCGCCGGGCCGCAGTGGCAGCGGCTACGGGGTTTGATGCCATAGCGGCCCTGGTGCAAACCGAGCAGGCGGATGTTGTCACGCTGACCGAGTAGCCCCATGACCAGCATTGCAGTCTCTGCATTTCGCGGCATCGCGCCCCGCGTATCGCCGCGCTTGCTTGGCCCCAACTTTGCCCAGCAGGCGCTGAACTGCAAACTGGTGTCCGGTCGGATTGACCCGCTCAACGGCCTTGAGCTGGCGCATGCATCAGAGGCCAACGTCATCACGACGATGTACCGCTACCGGTTTGGCAGCGCCTACAACTGGCTGGTGTGGGCCTCGGTTGTGGATGTCGCGCGCTCACCGGTGGCACAAGATTCCCTGGGGCGGTTTTACTTCACCGGAGACGGTGAGCCGCGCATGAGCACCTACGCAGACGCGATCACCGGCACGCTGTACCCGGCGGCTTGGTATGTGCTGGGCGTGGTGTCTCCGGTGAATGCTGCGGTCATTACAGTGACCGGCGGCGCAGCGGCCAATGAAGACCGGGCCTATGTGTACACGTTTCGCACGCGCTACGCGGAAGAGTCCGGGCCAAGTCCGGCAACGCTGGTTACGGGCAAGGCAGACGGGGCCTGGAACATCACGGGCATGAATGCGACACCAGCCAACAGCGGAGCAATCTCGGCGGCCGTCAAAGACACGCCAGAGTTTGGCCAGGTGCGTGTCACGCTGAACGATGTATTTGGCCTGGCTGCTGGTGAGCAAGTGGCTTTTGCTGGCGTGGCCGGAATGGCCGATCTGAACAGCACTTTCACGCTGGTGAGTGTGGATTCCGTCAGCAAGCAGGTGGTGGTTACGCTGGAGACGACGCAGACCTACGCATCGGCGGGAACCTGGTCGCGCTTGGCGCCACACAACACGACGGGCATGGTCAAGCGAATTTATCGCACAGTCGGAACCAACTCGGATTACAAGCTGGTAGCCGAGATTGACCCGGCACAAACCAGCTACACGGATACCGTGCCGGCCACTACGGTCGCACAGAATTTTGGCATCAGCACACTGGACACCTTGCCGCCGCTGAAGGACATGCACAGCCTGGTGCTGCTGTCTAACGGCGTGATGGCGGGCCTGTCGGGAAGCCAACTTTGCCTGTCCGAGCAGGGTAAGCCGTATTCGTGGCCGGTAAAAAACCGCTACTCGTTTGCCGGTACCGGGGTTGCCTTGTGCGCAGCCGGAACACAGGTGATTGTGCTGACGGACAACGTGCCCCAGGTGGCGACGGCTTCCGTTCCCGAGGCTGCGACGATTGCCAAGATTCCCGGCGACACGTTAGCACCCTGCGTTTCCAAACGAGGCGTGGCCGACATTGGAAGTGGCGCGGTTTACCCCAGCCACGACGGCTTGTATGTGGCAACTACGGCGGGCGTGCGCAACATCACGGAGGCCGCGTTTGGGTTTGATGAGTGGCAGGCCCTGAAGCCCGAGACCTTCAAGGCGGCGTTTCACAATTTCCACTATTACGCCATGCACGACACCGAGGGCGGGTCGCTGATGGTGATGATTGACACCCGGCAAAGCGAGAGCGCGCAGCAGTTCAACGTGCAGGTAACTTCGCTGTACCCCAACCCTTGGGATGGTAATTTGTTTGCCAGCCAAGGCGGGCAAATCAGCAAGTGGGACGCCGACGAGCTGAACAAGTTCACCAGCTACTGGACATCTAAAGAGTTTCAGCTCTCAAAACCCTTGGTTATGTCAGTGGCCCAGGTGCACGCCAATTACGAGGATGCAACGCTGTACGACACCAGCATTTTTGATGCAAACACGGTTTTGCTGGCTGACGTGCGCAACGTGAACGGTGAAATTGCTTGTTTTGAGGTGGGCCGGTATGAAATTGGCGCGTCGGCCATATTGCCAGTACCGGCCCAGACAAGGCCCAATGTCGAATTTACGCTGCTGCGCGATGGCCAGGCAGTGTTTAGCAAGACCTTGACATCAAGCAAACCGTTTCGGCTGGACAGCGGCTACAAGTCGGACATCTACGCGGTGCAGATCGCTACAACACTACCGGTTCACTCGGTAAAAGTGGCGCAAAGCATGGCCGAGATTGCGCAGGTGGCGGTATGAAGGTACCAGTCCCAACAGTGAACACGGGTAACGCCGACTTAGACCGATTTGCAGAGGCCGTAAAGGCAAACATGGACAGCATGACAGGGCAGCAAAAGAACGCCACAAAGCTGCTCCCATTGGCCAGCACGGCAACCCAGGCCGAGCAGATCAACCGGTTAAACGCGCTCCTGGAACGCATCCAAGGCTGACTATGCACACCGCCAAAACTGAGCGTAGAATCGCGCTCGGTGGGATAGCTGCGCCCGCAGTTTTATGAACAAGACGCACGCCGCGATTGTTCTGGCCAAGGCCATTGGCAAGACCCTGACGCCCGAGCTGGCCGCAGAAATTGCCTGCGAACTTTTCAATTCCCCCGACCTAGCGCCACCGCCCGGCACGTTTGCGCCCAGCCAGTACGGCGCCTACACCTTTGCCCTGGAAAGCCTGCGAAAGATATTGCCAGAGCTGCACGCGCTGCACGCGCTGCACTACGCCGAGACCGAGGTATATCGGGCCGGCATCCCCATGAACCCTGACTACGCCGCTATGGCGCAAAGCGAACATGACGGCCAGTTGTTGCAGTTCACAGCGCGCCGCGACAGGGAGCTGGTGGGCAACATGCGGGTTTACCTGGTGCCTAGCCGCCACACGCAAACGCTGACGGCGACTGAGGACACCTTTTTTATCGTGCCCGAGCATCGCGGCGGGTTTATGGCGGTGCGTTTGTGGCAGTACGTGGAGCGCTGCGTGATTGCAGCCGGAGCCCGCGAGATTTGTTTTGACAGCAAGACGATCAACAAAGCCGACGCTATGGCCCGCTACCTGAAATACCAGCCGGTGGCCACCAAATTTGTCAAGGTCATTCACTGACCCGAGGAGCTACCCATGTGCCAATCTTCCGCGCCTGACACGTCGGGCATGAATGCTGCCGCTGTACAGCAGGCGGCCTTATCCAAAGAGCAATTGGATTGGGCCAAGCAGATTTATGCCGAAACAGCCCCGGACCGGGCAAAAGCGATTGCGCGTGCCGGTGAGGTATCGGATGCTCAACTGGCCTCGATGAAGCAAAACGATGCTATATCCAAGGACTACTGGGACTACCAAAAAGGCACGTTTCGCCCGCTGGAGCAGGGCATTGTTGATGCCGCCACCAAGTATGACACCGCAGAGCGCCGGGATGCGGAAAGTGCACAAGCGCAGGCCGATATTGGAAGCGCCTCAGACACGGCGCGCGCTAACTTGGCAAACGAATTGACAAGCCGGGGCGGTGATGTCAACTCAGGCAACTTCACGGCAAGCCTGGCCAACGCCAGCGTGCGCGAGGCCGCGACCAAAGCAGCCGCCGGGAACGCGGCGCGCAAGAACGTGGAGCTGCAGGGCTACGCGCGCAAGATGGACGCCGCCAACCTGGGCCGCAACTTGGCCAGCAACCAAGCCACCAGCGCAGGCGTGGCGCTAAACGCCGGAAACTCTTCAGCCAACAACACGGCTTCGACGGGCAACATCACAGCCCAGGGTAACCAGATCATGAACCAAGGATACGGTGGTGCGCAGCAGGGGTTGAGTGGTGCCGCATCGACTTATGGGAGCCTGGCCAATATCCAAAACCAAGCCAACGCAAACGACAACGCTTGGATGGGTGCGGCCGGGGGCGCTTTGGGAATGTATGCCGGATCAAGCGCCGGATCGGCACAAATTAGCAAAGCACTTTCCGACAAAAACGCCAAGAAAAACATCAAGCGCGTGAGCGGCAAACATTCCCTTGCCGCTTTCCGAAAAATGCCGGTATCTAGCTGGAAATACAAAAAAGGCCGGGGCGACGGCGGCAACCACACCGGCCCCATGGCGCAGGATGTCAAAAAAGGTTTGGGCGACGCCACGGCACCAGGCGGAAAGATGATCGACATGATTTCCATGGCTGGACACACCATTAACGCCATCAAAGAATTGGACAAGCGCGTGGCCGGGCTGGAGTCCGGCAAACGCAAAGGAGCGCGACATGACTAATGTTGGTGGACTGGCTTCGTTTACGGCCAATCTCGCAAATGGCTACATGCAGGGTAAGGAGCGCGAGCGCGAACGCCAGCGACAGGACAAGCAAGACGCGTATCAGGAAAGCCAGCAGGCTTTTCAAGCCGAGCAGCAAGCGGTTTTACGCAAGCAGCAGGAGCGGGAAAATGCTCTGCAAACGGGTCTGAGCAATGCCGCAGCACCAGCCACGATGACGCCCGTAGAGGGTAGCGTGCTGCCACCGGACCAGGCCGGCCCAAGCCTGGCGCTCTACCGCGTCAAAGGCAATGGGATTGACGAGACTACCAGCGACCAGGCGGCGGCCAGTAAATCTGCGGCTGCCTACAACGCGCCGGAATCGGTGGCCACACGACAAGCAGGCGTGTACCGCGCCAATGCGATGCCGGATAAAGCGATGTCGCTGGAAAGCGCAGTGGTAAGTCGCGGGCGCGAGACTGAAAAATATGAGGCGGACGAGGCCGAGCGTGCGCGAAAACTCCAACAAGAGGGCGTGTTTGATGCCGTGCGCGCGTTTCGAAGCGGTGATGCCAGTGGAATTGTGAAAGCATTTAACGCGGGCGGAGACTTTAAGTTGGAAGGCGAGCCAGTGCTGACTAAAGAAAACCGCGAAGTGCCAGGCATTGGAACAATTCCAAGCTACACGGCAAAGATGCGCATCGTCGGGCCAGACGGCAAGGTGGAAGAAAAAACCTACAACAGCCACGACCTGAGCATGCAAATCATGCCCTATGAGAAAACGCTGGAGCTGCAGCGCAAGGGCTCTGACAGCGAGACCATGGCAACCTACAAAGCGGGCTTGCTGGATTCAAAACAAGGGCTGCTGGATCAGAAGATCAAAGAGCTGGAGCTCAGGGGGCAGCTTGCCGAGGCCAAAGCACTCAAGGCAGCGGCCAATGGTGGGGCTATTGGGCGGGAAGAGCGTTTGCGGTACACCAGCTTGTTCTCTGATGCCGGGCGTCGAATGAGCGAGGCGCAACAAGCACTGAGCAAGCTGCAAGGCGACACAAGCTTTATGCGCAAAGCCGCAAAGCCTGGCTCAGAAGAATCCCAACAAGTGGCGCGTCTAAATGACTCGTTGGCGACTTACGCAGAAGAGCGAAAGTTGTACCAAGGTCTGTTAGTTGGATCGCAGTCTGGCGCGTCGCTTGCCGATGCGCGCAAGCCCACAGCACCCCCAGCCAACATACCGGCCATGCCAAAAACAAAGGCCGAACTCAAAACCGGCACGGTATACAACACCGCACGCGGCCCGGCCAAATGGAACGGCAGCGTGTTTGAAGCTCAGTAAATGGCAAAAACATTTTCTTTTGAAGATGCGTCAAGCCCGGTAGCGGCCAAGACCTTTTCGTTTGAAGAGGCTGGCAATGCTGCGCTGCGAGACCTGCCAGCCGGAGTAACACCATCTACCGCTGGCGCTGGCCGAGGCAACGTCAATCCACCGGCATTGAGCGAAGCACAGTCGCCACCAGCCAGCCAAGCAAAAACGCGCGCGCAAAAAATCGCAGAGCTGGATAGCGTCACGGACCCGACGGATCCAAATTACTTGCCGGTGACAAGCAGCGCAGGCGCTGAATACGTGCCCATTGTTGCCAGAGGGCTTAAAGACACTGCCGACAAAACAAAACAGCCGGGCTTCATGCTCCAGCCCAGTTTTGTTGCCGACGTGCGTCAAAGCTTTGCCGACATTGCGCCAGAGAAGCGTCTTGGCGCTTTGCAGGCGGCAGCCAAGGGAACCGATGTTCGGGCGCGTGCGGCGCAACAAATTCTTTTAGATACTCAGGCAGAAGACGAAAAGATTCGATTAAACACAGACCAGCCTGGTACTCGTGCCATGGTCGATCTGTTTGCCAAAGGCAAAAAAGTAGAGCCATCGCCACGTCAATCCGGAGCTGGCCCGGCGGCCCCGCCTGCGCCAGTGACGTTTCCAAATACAGCACCAACGCTGTCCGATTACATGGACCGCGCGCCAACCGAAAAGGCCCGCGTTCAAAGAGCTCTGGACCTTGATGCGGCGCGGCGCGGCGTCAACACAGCCGACACCAGCATAGAGGCTATAGCGGACCGAGGGAATGCAGCAAACCGCGATCTGGCGGCGGAGGACTTTGCAAAGAAAAACCCAGTTCAAGCTGCGCTTTTTTCAGGCGGAGCTCAAACCGTTGCGGGTCTTGCTAATGCCGTTCCGACAATTGTGGATTTTGCAGCCAGGGTAAGCGGTTTAGCTGGTGAAGAAAATGTCCGGGCACCCACTTACGACTGGGCCGACAGGCTGGCTGTAACGGCCAACAGCGCAATGCCGGAGACAGCCAAACAGCCCATGGAGGACGCCTGGAAAAAGGGCGAATTTGGCGAGTGGCTTGGTCTTAATTTTGTCGCTCAGGCCCCAAATGTTGCGCAAAATTTTGTGGCAACCGTGTTCCCGCCTTTGCGCCCCTTTGTGTTGCCGGCAATGGGCGCGCAGACTGCCGGCCAGGCATACGGACAAGGTGATAGCTCAACCGGCGCTTTGCTTAAAGGCGGGGCTGAAATTGTTGGTGAGCACATCACCTTTGGCGTGTTTGATCGCAGCATGGCGGCCCTGTCTAAGCTGCCCGTCAATCTGCAAGCGACCACCGTTCAATCAGTAGGCAAGGCTTTTGTTGCAACGGGCAAGGCCGTAACCGCGCAAACCGTCGCTGGCGCAATCGAAGAATCTGCAACCCAGATTATTCAAAACGGCGTAGATAAATTTGTTGAGGGAAAGAATACCAAAGCTCTTGATGGAGTAGCCCAAGCAGCCGTTTTGGGCGCTGCCATAGAAGGCCCGCTGGCAATTCCCCAGGCGGCAGCGGCATTGAAATCTCAAGGCCGACCAAACAACATAAGCCCTGCTGAAGACGCCACCGCAGCCGCCCGCGCCGCCCGCGAGCAGCGCATCAAAACCCTGCGCGATGCCGGAGAAACTGCCGCCGCCGACCTGCTGCAACAAAAGCACGACAAGGCCACGGCGGCCGAGGATGTGGAGGCGGAGCTCAGCCGCCTGCCGGGTAACGAGGACTTTGCCAACCAATACCGGACCCTGCGCACCAGCGGCGTCAAGCCGGTAGAGGCAGCTTCCCGTTCCGCTATTGCGACCACCTACAAAGGTATCCTGACCGATTTGGGCATGTCCGAGAAGGCGATTACCCGTGCCCTGGAAACTGCTAAGGACATGCCGCTGGACAAAGTGCCCGGCTTTTTGCACAAGTTCGCCGACATCTTGGCCAAGCAAGGCCTGGTACCGCCCAACGAGGCGCTATCGCAAATTGCCCCAAGCCTAGAGGCTGCGCGAGACGATGCCATGGATGCGGCCATGAGCAGCATGGATGACGTGCTGGCGCTGGAGAATGCAAACGACCAAGCCGATATCCAAAAGCAATCAGGACAAGCAGATCAAGCCCCGGCAAATCAAGCGCCAGAAGCAGTGGGAATTGATGCAGCCGTCGCCCAAGACCTACCCGGAGCCGGAGACGCAGCCGTACAACCCGGCGGGGTAGAGCAAGCCGCCATGCAAGCCGTGCCACCTGATGCCGAAGCAGCGCCGGCCGCCCAAGCGCCGCAGGCTGCGCCATCTGCGACCGAAGCTGCCCCCGTCGAGCTTCAAGGCAAAGCAGCCTACCTAGGCCGTGACAACGTGGCCTTGGGTGAAGGCGGCCAGGCATTCAAGAGCCGCAAGGCTGCTGATCAAGCCCGCAAGCTGAACCCGGCCATGCGCGTGGTGCGGGCAGACGGCGGCTTTGCATTGGCGCCGAAGACCGAGGCTCAACTGGCGGCCCAAGAAAAAGCAGCCAAGCGCCTGAGAAACCCGCAGACTACCCCTAAGGGCGAGCCAATTGCCGCGCATGCGTTTATCGCGTCCGAAGGGGGACTGAGCCCCAGCACACGGTCCGACATGGGCATGGAAGGCAACGTGCAGATCGGCAACCGCAAGCTGTTTGCAGGTGCCGGGCGCGGCCTGACCATAGAGCAGGCAACCGAGCGCCTGATTGAAGAGGGTTACCTGCAAGAAGGTGACAGCCACGAAGAAGCACGCAACCTGATCAAGCGCAGCCTGACTAATCCTCAGTACACGCCTGACGGTTTTGAGCGCATGGCGCAGGCCCACGCAGAGCAGGCATTTGAGGATTACCTGGCCGCACAGGAAGACGCGGGGCCGGACTATGACCCGTTTGA